GAGGTAGTACTTGTTGGTCCTTGTATATTATAGACCACGTTGATTGTATTTGTGGTCTCATTTAATCTTATCTGAAAGTTATATAATTCACCAAAACCACCTGTTGTGGTATATCTTTGCCAACCTGTCCACTGAACAACTAACGTTCTGTTAGGTGAGGTACCTATTGTTTGAAATCTAATACCAAATCCCGACCTACTAAATCTAAAATGAAACCCTCCTGTACTTGTACTTGTAGCATTTGCGGAAATTGTAACTGTTGTTGAGGTTTTAGAAAGTACTGTTGCACCTGCAGGAATACCCGTACCACTCACTTTATCACCAACCGATATTAAAGATATGTCACCACCTGTAATTGTTATTACCGCACTACCTGAAGTTCTATTTGCAGAAAATGAACCACGACCTACTAAATCATTACCCATTGCAGATATCACATTATTTGAAGTACCTGTTGATAATGGAGTATAACTACTAGTTGGTAATAACCCCAGTGATATAAATCCATTAGCATTAACCCCAAATTGAGTATACGTTGTTCCATTATATATAAAATTAAAACCAATTGACTCTAACGCTGCCGAATTATTATCATCTAAAAAGTTTGTATTTGACCAACTTGTGAAGTTATCGTAATTACTACCCCCAACTATTGGTGTATAGGTTCCTGTTGATGTTCCAAATGTGTAAGAACTAACTTGTGATCTAACAAAAAAACTTGTTAGTATAATGAATAAAATAAATAGTGAATTTTTCATAAGTGGTCATTTTATTAATAAATACCTATGAAATTATTTATTGTCAATCGTTAATTAAATTGTTTGTGTATATTGGTATTATAAATTAGCAAAAACAAAAAAAGAGACAATTTCTTTTCTCTTATTCTGTTTTATTTGATTTACGTATATTCTCAATACCCCACATTGGTTGGAGGTTATCTAAGGACCAACAAGACATAAATTCATCGTCACCAATTTCTGTTATTTGAAATAATGATATTGGTTTTATGTGATCTACGTGCCACTCACCGTAATTATCCCAAGTCATACCATCTTTAAATTTACTCTCTAAACGTTCTATTAAATTTTCAGGTGAATATTTGAGTACTTCAAAATAGTGACCATTTTTTTGAATTTGGTTTTCTTTTAATACGGTGTAAATTGCGGTCCTGAAATTACTAATTAATTTATAAAGGGGGTCTCTCGCTTTACGATTTCTTTCGTAATCTCGTTTTGTTTTTTTAATATTATCTATATTTTTTTCACGGTATTCTTTAAGGTATTCACTTAAATGTTCTTTATTTTGTTCCGACCATTTTTTGTGGTTTTCACTTTTTCTTTTTTTTGTTTCAGGTTTTGATTCATATTTTTTCGTGGAAACTTCTCTACCTCCAATATTTCTCCTACCTGACGGACCAAGTACAATACCGTTATCCCTAAGAGTATTTAAGATAATTGTTTTATGTATTTTTAATTTTTCACTAATAGTGGGGGAACCTAGTAAATCTTCAGTGTATAACTTTATTATTTCTTTAACTTGCAATTCGGTTAATTCTATTTTTTTCATATACATAAATATAAGTTATTTGACCAAAAAATCAACTATTAAATTTAAGATATAAAAAAAGGGACAATAAATTGTCCCTTTTGTAGTATTATTTAAGATTTTGATTATCTCAATTCTCTTAAATCGAATGTGCGAACACCATCTACGGTAATTCTTCCGTAAAATCTGTTGTTTACCATCTTTTTTGCGTATCTCGTCATTATTCCTTTGATCGGAGTAAAGTTGAACGGATTGTACATTGTAGGTGTTAATTGTAGAGGTACATACGGTGCGTAGATGTAACCTGTGTCCAACAAAGATGTTCCTTTGTGACCCAACAATACTGTGTTCGGTGGGAAGTAAGGATCACGGTACACTTGGTAACGTCCTGCTAAAGTACCAACTCTTTCGATACCCATGTTATACTGATCTTGCTCAGGAGATGCGTTAGATACGTGGAAGTATTCTAAGTCATCAAAGATTGCAGAAACTTCAGAAGAAACAACGATCCAGTTAGCTCCACCTCTCAAAGTTGATTTGTGGATTTGTGCTGACAATTGGTTGATCGCAGTAATCAAAGTTTGATTCCAGTCTTTTTGAGTGTAAGAAGTAGTTTGTGAAATTCTTCTCCATCCGTTGTAATCCCAACGTAGGTTCCAAGCCGCACCTTTTCTTAAGTCACGTAAAATTTCACGGTCAATTTCTGCTGCCACTTGTTCTGACAATAAAGCCGTCAATTCAGCTTCTGCGTCAATGTTGTGGAATGCAGCAACGTCTTGTGCCATTTCAGGAGACCATTGTGCTCTAAGTTTTCTTTCAGATACAGAAACAGTTACTGATTCCAAGTCAAAAGAAACTTCACCAATTTGGTCTTCAAACTCCAAGTTTTTGTAAGTTCTATAAACCGCAGTAAATGATGTTCCTGATGCTCCTGAATAAACAGTTGTACCTGTGTAACCATCCAATGAAGTTGAGTCACAAGTTGCACATATAGGACAAGAAAGGTCTACTTCAACATAGATAAATCCGTTAGTATCACAAATATCTTGGAAAGATCCACCGTTACCACCGTTACCTCCAGATCCGCCAGTACCAGGGAATGTAGTAGTAGTTCTTGTTCCGTATTGAACAATACCTTTACCATATTGTTGAGTAACAACTCTAAACAACAATGGAATAAAATTACCATCTGCATCTTTAGTTACATTACAAGGTGTAGTTGCTGCTGAGAAAGATGATGTTGCAATAATTTTAAGGTCAGACAAGAATGTTTCTGAATCCATTTCATTACCATCAGGACCAACTAATTTACCAGCTCCTGAATTTCTAAATCCTGAAATTTTCAAGATAATTTTTCTAGTGTTACCCGCGATCGCCGCAGTATCAATTAATGAACCTGAAGACCATTTTTGGATGTCAGCAGTTGCAGTAACCGCAGTCCACTGACCTTTAGAGTAATCAAACAATCCTGGAGGATCCAAACCTGCTTCACCACCTTCGTAGAACAAATCATAAAGATTTTTTGCGTAAGCGTTAGATCCTGTGTAACCTGCGTTAAGTACTGTTGAATTGATATCTCCACCTGTGTTGTTAGGTGCTCCAACAGGTGCGTAATGTTCTCCACCTGTAATGTTGTCACCACTACCTGTTTGGTAACCTTGAATTTTAGGTACGAAGTAGAACAATTTACCGATAGGTAAGTTCATTGCTTGTACAGAAACGATGTCGTTAGCCAACAATTTAGAGAAAACTCTTCTTACGATTGGGAAAACAACTGTTTCGAATGCTCCGTTAGAACCTTCAGAAGTTGCTTCGTTAATCAAGAAAGACGCTTGGTTCTCATACAACTGTGCTACGTTTTCTTTTAGGTGGCCTTTAAGACCTTCAAGGAATCCTAATTTATCCCATTTGTTAATAGTATCTTCTTTGATAACTTTAAGGTGCTTTAACCCAATGTTACCAACAAGACCTGATTCTAATAATGCTCCCATTTTTTTGGTTTGTTATTTGTTTTTAGTTTATTTTTATTTAATTTTTCCCATTAAATCTTTCATTCTCAAGAATTGAGGATTTTCATACGTTTTAGATTCAATTAAATTAACTGCTGATCCACTCGCTGGAGTTTTGATTAGAGTTCTTTCAAATGATTCTGTAATTGTATTATCCACATTTGTTGATGTAGAAAGGTCATCTTTAATAGTTTTGTAGAGATTTTTTGATTCTTTAATAGTTTCAACACCATCAAATCTTTTTAAGATGTTAATCTTTTCTTGTTTTGTAGTTGAATGTTCAGTAAACAAACGTGTAGCGTAAGCCAAGTTTGAGTTGAATACTGCAACCTCATTCAATTTAGTTCTGAAAAGATTAAGTGCTTTTCTATATTCCTCGTTTTTCTCTCTAAGTAAGTTTAACTCTTCGTTTCTAGATTCAAAAGTTAGGTTTCTGTTAGGTGTAATACCTTTTCTTAAACCACGACCTTCTTTAGATCCGCTAGCGTAAGTTCTTGAAGCCTCTTTTGTCTCCATTTTTTTAACCATAGGTTTTTTATCCATAGAATTTTTAACCATAGGTTTTTTAGTCATAATAGATTTTTTAGATTCTCTTCCAGTGTTAACTTCCTCTTTGTATTCGAATTTTGCTTTACCCATTCCAACACCTCTTGTTCCTTGTTTTTTCTTAACATCGAAACCTCCGTCTTGATTAGGTTTTTTGTTGTATTTGAATTTTGATGCGTTACCCATACCCATTCCTTTTGCATTGAATTTTGAAGCTTCCATAACGTACTCTTCTTCCATGTCGAAATAATCTTCCATAGAATCCATTTCGTCTTCATCTTCCATAGAATCCATTTCGTCTTCATCTTCCATAGAATCCATTTCGTCTTCATCTTCAATGTCTTCATCATCCCATTCGGATTCTTCATCTTCACGATCAAAGAAATGACCTCTCATAGATGGTTTGCGATCTTCCATGTCTGAATCAATGTGTAATTCATAAATTACTTCATCGTCCATATCTTCCATTTCGTCCATTTCCTCCATGTCATACATTTCGTCCATTTCAGAATCCATGTTTATATCCGTACCAAATTCAGATTCTCCAAGTTGGATTAAGTATTCAACATCTTCATTATCATCTGATAAATGCAACATATTGTCTTCCTTTTTTACTATAATACCATCATCATCATTCATCGCTTTAAACACACGAAGAATTTCTTCGTCTGATGCGTTTGTTAAATCAATGGTATCATCTTCAACATCCATTTCCATATCATCCATATCTATTTCTTCTTCATCGTCCATGTCCATATCGTCCATATTCATTTCATCGTCCATATCCATGTCATCCATTTCCATTTCGTCGTTATCAGCCTCGGGCTCATCGACCTCGGCATCTACATCAATCTCCTCATCATCTTGTTCGTTGAGAGACTCTTTTACTAATTCTTTGATTTCTTTAGTCATCGTTGACTCAAGTATTCCTTGTGCATTTTCAGATATCATATTCTCCAAATTTTTCAATTGGATAAATGTATCTTCTACTAATGATTCTTTTTTGCTCATTATTTTTAAATTGTTTTACAGATAAATACTTGACTAATTCAAAAAATTCATTTTAATAGTGTTTTTA